TCAAAACAACCCGATAATGCTCATCGGATTATACTTAATAGCATCGTTCAAAAAGTCGGGACATAGGTGAGCATAACGCATCGTTGTCTTAACTGATGAGTGCCCTAGAATCCTTTGTAACGTGACAATGTTCCCACCATTCATAACAAAGTGACTCGCAAAGCTATGTCGTAGTACGTGCGTTGCCTGACCTTCTGGAAGCTCGATTCCTGTTTTATCCAGGACACGCCTAAATGCACCGATAGCACTAGTAAACGGACCACACTCATTCCAATGCTTATGCAGTCTATTTGCTAGGTCTTCTGAGATAGGAACCGTTCTGGCCTTACCATTCTTTGTATCTACAAAAGTTACCTGGTTGTTTTTTACCAGTGACGGATTAAGACTTTCAGCTTCAGACCATCTAGCACCCGTTGAAAGACAGATTTCTATCAATAACTGCAAATGTGGATTCTTGCTGTAATTAGACCTTTCGTTTACCGCAGCAAACAATTCATTAATCTCTTCCTTATTTAACCAGGTAAGTTCCCTTTCAGGGACTTTCAAAGGCCTGACCTTCTCTAGAGGGTTCGCATAGTTCAATTGCTCTAGCGCTATCAGCTCATTAAACACAGCTCTTATATATGTGAGCTCGTTGTTGAGTGTTTTTGGTTTCAAACCTAGATTGGTTCGTTGATTTCTATACAACAAAAAAATTGCAGACGTTAACCTGGAAGCAATGGGATTACCTAAAGCATTACTCAATCTAACCAGTGCCTGGAATCGACGAGAACCATCTTTAAGCGTATGCCCGTGTAGCTGATACCAGAGATCGACGATATCGACTAATGAACGCTTATCTGAATTAGGATTTACCCATTCATCATTATTAGAGAATTTCGCTAATATGAGTGCTTCATAACGTTTACAGTCAGCCTTAGTATCAAACGTTTTACGAAACCGCTTACCTTTAACTGGTTCGATATCAACTAGCCACCGGCCATTAGTTTTTTGCTTAATCATCGATTCACTACCCCCACTTAGAACGCATACGCCTTTCTAATAAGGCATCTTGGAACCACCGATAGAAGTCTTCAAACGTCATGCCTTTATCAGAGAGGTATCCGCAGATTTCATTCCAGAGAGGCATCTTTATCAGTGATTTAATGGCTATATGAGCTTTGGTTTTGTTCCTGGCATAAATGGAAATCATGTTCCCTAGCATCATGCCTATATTGCGAGCATTATCGCGCCCTGGTTCTTTGTAAACGCGCTTATATTTAGCGTCATCATGAGCTTGTCTGAAATTTGCATCTTGTGTGAATTTTGTCCAGATAGGATCAAACCAGTTTTCGTTATGCATAAACTTGAATTGATTCATGGAGTAACGCCACAAAGCACCCAAGTGTTGGTAAACATCTTGATATGACTTCATAGAGCTAGCCTTTTCACCGTCTAGCTTGAGTAGACCTTCATGGAATTGATTGATAACACTATGATGGAAACGCATCTCTAAGCGTCTTACAGGCTTATCAGGGTCATATTCAGAGAAGCATAGAGGTGTAGCAAATTCACCAGACCAGGCAGACTTAAAGAAATCAGCTTTATCCATAACTACCATTTGTTTGGTCTTGTCATAGTTAGAGAATTGAACAGAGCTTACAGAGCCAAAAGTCATGGTTTCATTTTCGCCGTAAGTCGCTGTAACCCCCGCCATAGTGTACTCAGCAGATTCAATACCATCATAAGAGACACGTTTAGAAGAACGGCAATGTAATCGTTGCATAAAGTCTTTAGGAACGTCCCATCCCTGTACATCTACTGCTAAATGTATTGCAACGCCCTGGTAACTAAATTCACCTTCCGTTAGTTCAGAAACAACACCATCCATCCACGCCTGTACTACATCAACCTGGTAACGTAATAGCATCCCCGGGGAGCATTCTATTTTTATGTGTGTTCCTTCAAATTCGCCTTTTACTGATCCAGACTTAACGAATACGATCATACCTAGTTCGTTATTTTGTAATCGATATTGAAAACGAGAAGCACCACCAGAGCCTAGAATAAAATCGAAACCGTTCAATTGGACCTTTTGAACCGTTGATCTGTGTATAAGGATTTTATTCTCAAACTCAGACAGCCAATTTTGATCAAGCGTACAACGATATAGCTGTCTAACTGTATCTACAGAGGACATGATCACATTGATACCTGACAAATCAGTCTGAAAGTCCTGACCAATAAAAATATCACCAGTCTTTGACTCTGAAAAATCATAAGAACTAACTCTAGTAGCGTGGTTTTTCATATCTCACCATACGAAATTGGTTAATTAATAAACAAAACACAGTTAACGGGTATATCTAAAGGGTTATATTTCACGTGTTACAGGGGTCGTGTCTCGCGCCCCAGCATGCGGGCTTCGCTCATCCACACACCGGGGCGCGCGCGTCGCATTAGAGATTTAGTCATTACTTTTAGTGGAAACGGATAATTTTAAAAGCAGGTTAGCAAGACGGGTATTCTCAGCCTCTAACAGCATGACCTCTTTGTCTCTGCTATACCGATAATTAAACGTATGCTTGATGACGATATTTGAAGCTGCCAGAACAAACGCAACCACGAAAGCCGTTGATACCGTTTCAGCCGTAAACAGCATAGATACCACACGCTCTAGATCGACATAGACTTGCTCAACCGGCACATCAATATTGATTTTCATAGATCACCTCTTTAATAGTTCTTTTGTCATCGAGCAACGAAGCTTGTAGTAGGTCTTATTAATATTCTGCCTTTCTCGATTCAGTGCGTTCATGTACCTGGAAGAGCCGCCCTTTCGTTTGGCCTGTTTAATCTGTTCTAACTTAGTTACCAGGTACTGGCATTCACTGAGCTGGCGATCCGCAGCATCAACGCTTGATGTGGTTAAAAATAGGACTACAAATAAGTAGATCATGAGTCGGTTCTCCTCGATTGAGTGACTCTGTTATCGGAGTTTCCACGGTTGTCGTACTTCACAGATTGAGTCAGGGTTGAATCAAACATGCCGTCATCAATTAACGAATCACATCGACCTAGGGGTACATTCACTTTGGTGGCTTGTTGCGTAAGGCAGCGACAGTTCTGTCCTTTGGATGTATAGATGCGCACACAAAATACGCGAGGAGCCTCAACGGGTTTTTGTAGTTCATCGTAGATAGGTGCCGTGGCAGGAATTCCCGCGATTCGTGGCTTAAACAGGGCTAAGTATTTTTCAGGTTCTATGGGGTAAACCGGATCATATTTTTTGCCTTGAGTGGCGGGAGAAACTCCCGCTAATGCACTGCCTAAAACATTGGTACCGGCTTGAACTTGCATGTTATCCGCACGGGTCATTAGGTCATAAGTAAAGTTAGCCCCACCGATCAGCACCGCCGCAAATAGAAAGCCAATCATGTAGACCTTTTTAGGAATACGTTTTTTATTGGTGTTTAAGGCAGTGGATTTGTAGAGCTTGAATACAGACTTGGGAACACTCGCACTTTCACTGGCAGCATCTTGTTTAGCAAAGTGGTCATCAGGATCATTGATGCACTTTTCCCAAATGAGCGCTTTGGAACGTAGACCGTAAGCGGCTGATAAATGCCTGTGTTGCTGGACTTGTCGACGTACCGCCGTATGTATCAGCATGGGATGCTGAGTGGTGGCAATAATGTCTATTCCTTGATGACGATGCTTTTCTAATCCTGTTACGTGTATAGGTGTGGTTTTGTCCCATGCCGCAGGACGCCATATTTCTTGAGCCTCATCGATAAGAAGAATGGCACCTTCAGGTAGGAAGTTAGGCCAGTCTTTCACCTGCTCTTCTGTTATCTCTTCCCAGCCCGGAACGATACATTCTGTAATGTTGTAGAAGTAGACAGGACGACCCGCAAAGATTTTGTCAGGGTCAGACATGACATGATGAATCATGTTGGCGGTTTTCTTAGAGCCGGGTTGTCCCGTAAATAAATAAAACATGCTTTTCCCCTTATGCCGTCAATGGCTTGTTAGAGCCCGGAGCACGCCAGACTGAATTCAATCGGTTGACTGCTTTGAAAGTGGCAACGGTAGACATGGTGGAACCAACCATCACCATCGCCGAGTTAACACCCGCTAAATCCATGAGTTGTAATAAAACAGCAGGCAAGCTGTTGTAGTTATCAATCACGAAATCGACAGCAAAGGAGACCGCTATATTCATACCCACGAAGGTGACAGCAGAGACACCGATTAAACGGATGATGGTCCAGACAAGAGGGCCAGCAATTGAGAAGATAAAAGCCATGATAAAAGGCATTAGGTTTGCTCCACTATTCCACGATAAATCATCATTACGCAGAAGAATGCCGCCGCAAACAGGACAAGCGGACGCAAGGCATCCATCATCTGACAAATAGAATCGTATTTAAAATATTGAGTTGCCATTGAGAAAGGCAAAGGGACATCAGCGGGGCAAGAACCGGAACGGCCATTGTCACCCAGTACAGAGCCGAGGTTTAACGCATCATTAACATTAACTTGTTCATAGATACCTGAGAGCCCACCACTGTCATCCAAGGCGGCCCCCGCTTTAGCCGCGACATAATCAGAGTTGGTTAACGCCTCATCTAATTTTGTCTGTGACATTTGGCATGATGCTTTCCAGTTCTGATACACCTGAGCACATTGAATAGCATCTCCTTTACAGACAGGAGCAGAAGCACAGTTATCTAACCCCCCAATTTCAGCACCTTGTCCGTCACAATAGGTTGCCCATTGGATTTGAATAGAAGCGCAATCCAGAACATCACCTGCACACTTAGGTTTAGTCCCGCAGTTGGTTAAACCTGAGATAGTCTCTTTGGTATTTTCATTGGTATCAGATGAGTTTTTAGACGTGGTTTCTGTTTCTTCTTTATCAGTACCATCAGCATTTTTACCACCGGTAGTGGTCGTTGTGGTGGTGTGCTTTGAACCATCAGCGCCGGTTTCAGTCGTTATTTCTGTTGTAGTCGTTGTTGTTGAACCATCTGGGTTGGTGACAGTGTTCTCATTCCACTTTTTAAGCGTGTCACGATCCGCCGCTTGCTTGGTACTGGCACCGGTTGCACAGGATTGCCCAGGCCCTATGGTATTAGTAAATTTCCCCGTTTCGTTGTTATAACAACGCTGTTGATCAGTTGGGCAATTAACTTTTATAGAAACACGACCTAAATACTTACCATCGACGGTATAACAAGAATGCTGATCACCATCATCTTTTTGAGCTTCCGTTTCTGACGGTTCTTGATGATCAGTACCATCGAAAACATCTTTGAATTGTTGCTGCCAAGGTACGTTGGGTGTGGTGTTGCAGGTATCGCCAGTATAGGTGTAGGTATTGAGTGATTTTGTATCACCAATCGACACAGTGACACCGCCCCCCGTAGCCGCAAGACAACCTGAAATACACAGTGATAAGTTACCGGATCGAACTGATGAGGTTTGACCGGCTAGATCAGAACAATTTTCAGGGGCATCAGGAACCGGAGCAGTAGAAGTACAAGAACGGGAGCTTTCAGAGTAATAAGGGGCACTGGCTGAACAGGTAACAGAGCTGAACGTAATATAAGAATTACGTTCACCAGAACCCGCCGTACCCCCTGAGTAATAAATGATATGACAATTAGACCCTGAGCCCCGTGCGTTTTTATATTCGAAATGAGTCGGGCCACCCGTATATTTGAAGTCTGCATATATCACGCATGATGATTGAATAGAAGAAGTGAGTTTTAAACCAGCATAGGTAAAGTAACTATCCGCCGCTAATGCATCACTGGCAGGCAAAAAACCGAGAAAGAAAAACACCCCCATGAACACATAGTTAAGCGGGTGAGGCTTGAAGTTAGGTTTTGTTAAGTAGTGAATATTCATCAGGACACCGCTATCGTTAACGAGACCAAACCCACCACAAGTACTAAGGTATGCGCATCAATAAACATGTGACCCCCTAAACAAAAAAGGGGACGTAAGAACGCCCCCCGAGTTAACCAAAGGACGATTAGAAGAACGTAGCTTTAAGCCAACGCATACCCATTGCTACTACTGCCAGACCTACCAACAACGTACCCGCTTCAGTGATATCAGCAGAGGTTGTTGCAACCTGAGTAGTGACAGCGGCATCCAGTGCAGCATGAGCCACTTGAGTTACCAAAGGAGTCACGATGACAGATGCAACCGCGACTTTTTTCCAGCCTTGACGACCCAGCCCTGCAAGTTTCATATTCATGATTAGTTACCTTTCAATGGTTGCGAAAAAACAGTTCGCAAAATTTTAATAGACGCACCTAGCATTAGGAGGCCCAAGAGCAACGGCCATAACTCAGCTGCATCAGCCTGAGAGAGAGCCATTGTTTGTTGGATTAACGCTTCCTGAGAAACGACAAGCCAACCATCCGAACACAAAGGAGCACCCTCGCTGGAGACGCTAATACTTCCTTCACATCCGAGATAATTCATAGTTCACCGCGTTACGTGTTCTGGTTAAGTCCGTGCGTTTGCGGTTTTTCAGATGAGTGAACAGCGACTCTCTGAAAACGGCCCGCTATCGACACCCGTTAAGCCTTGGCAGGCTGAGAAGCCTTTTCTTGTTGACCAGATAAGACCGGCATAGCGCTCATAACGTGGTACTTCATTGAGTCTTTTGCGCCGACCTGGACATTGCATTTAAGATCGAATTTGGCGGGGAATTTAACGCCGCGTAAGTTATCCACAACGCCGTATTCAGCGGTTAGTTTCATGACGGGGCAACCGATACGATCGTCTTCTTCGATCATGTCGCCGAGTGTGTAGACCTGAGCGCCTTTGTTACCGTCGAAGTCGTAACGTTTAGCCGCTGTAACGATTACTTGCATTGAGATTTCCATGATATTCACCTTTAATTTGAGAATTGATAAACGCTGTTAGTGTGGGGCGTTTGAGGAGTCCGAACGTTTCATAAGACAACGGACACCAGCTAGACCAGGAAACTAAGCACACATGAACAGGTACTAGGTTCAGGTCGTTAATACCGTAAGCCGTGGCATATTGAGTGCGGGCAACAGTCCCCCAACGCTGGATTGATTCAGCGCATTTTTTGCAACACTCAGCTCCAAAAAGAGTCAAAGCACCACGATTAAAATAAGGGTCGATAAACGCTGCAAAGGTCTTATCGTTATCAAACACAGCTTTGCAGCGTGTGCAGACTTCGCCTGGAGCGTGTTGTAGGTTAAGGCCGTACATTGTGTACAACCTCATCAGTATTTAACGGACTCCCAGTAAGGTATGAAGAGACTAGAGCCCGGACAGTTTTAACGGATGTCAGCCGCTTGAAGAATTCACCTTGGAACGGGTTGTTATAACGTCCGAGTCGGTGAGAACTCGAACGCCCCCCACCGCTTTTAGTGTCTTGAGGACTAGCAGTGTGTCGGGAGACGGTACGGTTATGGCTTTTAAGGGCCATAAACACAGAACGAGGGTAGTTGTGAGATTCACTTAATACCGATGTTCTTAAATACTTGTGTGCTACTAATTGAACCCAGCGAAGGTTAGCTCTTCTAGATGAACCATTCCCCGCACGAGAAATATCTAAATACATATCAATGGCTTTGAGATATTCATCTTGTGTAACCAGTGGCTTTTTACACGCATCAGCGCAGAATTTACGGAAGATAGGAAAGCGAGGGTTTCTCATGATAAGGCTCCCCACTGAGTAGCCATCGCATCGGCAATGCCTGGGTATGTCAATGAACGAAGCTTTGAGCGGTCTTTTGAAGGTGGCATTTTCCAAATGCGATTATCACGACCAGATACAACATTCGTTTGTGATAAAGGAGAAAGGCCACGAAGCCAAAGCCCCGTCTTTTTGGTTTCACCATGCCCAAACTGCCAAGGCTGGATATATTGCGGTTTAGGTAGATGAGGCAATAACGTATTGATAACGCCCACAGGGTTTTCAAGACAAAGCCGCGACGTGACTCGGGACCAAAGCTCCCCAACAAATAACGCAGCCTGGTAACGTTCCTCAGAATTTGAATACCAACGATTGCCCGAGACGCATAAAGCAGTACAAGGAGGATGCGCTATAACAAGGTCATAAGAGGTCAAATCAAGATCAAACACAGAGCCTTGATAATGTGGGCCAGCATTGGATTCTGAAGGTAAAAGATCACATGACATGGCATTGTGACCGCAAGAGATAAAAGCATCTCTAACTACACCAGTAAATTCACACGCTACAAGAACGTTCATGACTCGCCCTCCTCTGCCAAGCAAGTGACACGAAGTGCAGCCAGGTTAACGAGTGACCTTTTTGTTCTGCCATGTTGGTTTTTAAGACGGATGACAGGGACATAACCTTTTCTGATCATCTCGTTTAAAGAACCTAAAGAAATACCAATTTCTTCAGCAAATTTAGACCTGTCCATTAAAGGGACTTGATTTGATACACCGCTAATATCCATACCTTTCACCTCTTTATCCCTACTGATAAGTGACTAAACCAAGTCATCCTTTTCCAATAAATTTTTGGATAAGAGAGCCACGTTAACGAGCAGATGTTTTCCAATTCGTTGAGTAGGGATGTAGCCGTTATCCAGCCAACCACGTACTACGCCATGCTCCATACGTATCCAATCTGCGAATTCGCGCCACTGCATTAGAGGCGGCATGGGGATCGATACGGGGGTAATCGGTTGTTGTTCCATCGTTGCGCCTCTATAATTAGTTGTTGCTATGTATTTGCACATAGTACTAATGCACATAGTACAAACATGTGCTTAATTTGTACATAGTACAACAATTGGATTTTTCAATAGAATGAGTGCAACCGATAGAGCTTTGCTATTACTAGAACAAGCAGACATGCAAAAACTGGCAGTACCTCACACAAAAGAGTACGCACGCTGGTCGAACATTAAGCGCGGCAGAGCAAGGATGGGAGTTGATGAAGCAGAGGAATTAGCCAAGCTATTTCCTGAATATGCTTTATGGCTAATTACAGGAAAGACATGCCCTGAAGCAGGGCAAATAAGCCCGGATTTAAAAGAGACTGTGAGTGAATACGGCAGAACAGGGACGGCTACCGACTAGCGCAACGGATAAGGGAAAAGTGGTACCGATAGGGGCGCAGTGCAGACAAGAACCAGATTATAAGACTAACCTAGTTACTCAGTGATATAGGTAAAGCGAGTACAACAATTAACATTTAAAAAATAATTATTAATGCATATAGAGTTACTCCATAACTTCACACAAATAAAACATTTGCATTCCGCCATCTACGAAAAATAATTAGTAAAATTTATTATTTTTCACTCGCCGTCTTCATAATTAGAAAAATCATTCCACAAATCGATGAACTCTATAACACTTTCATTAGAACTTATTTCAACAGACAGAGGTATTGCTTTAATTTTATTGTCTTTATTTTTCTTTATTTCCGTATATAAATCATGAAATACACGTTTTGACGCCCCAATTTCGAATCTTATTCTGACAAACATAGGCCAATTACATACCGCAATATTATTAGAATTTAGATTATAACCATACCCTGCCATTCTAGCTGACGTCTTAGATAAACCAAACAAGTAAACCTTATTTATTTTTTTGTTTTTAGGTAACTTTAATCGAAGAGTATCGACTAAAGCTTGCAATCCATTTTCCTCTATCCACGAGCTTACCTTAAAAGACCAGCTGTCTATTTCTTCGATAAAATTTTTCGCCTTACTACGTAACTTTTTAATATCATTTGTATAATAGTCTTGCCATTTTATTTGAAACAACGCCAGCTCACCTGTTGTCCTATCTAATATAGCTGCGTCAATATCTGTAACTACTTTATTCCCATTTCTGATTTTAATATTACCATCTATAACTTTATACTTTGTCCCTTTAAATAAATAATATAAATCGTCTCTCATCCAGTCTTCTCGAGGCTGAGAAAGGATATCTGTAATATTAGGTGTTCTCCAACCCTGTAGTGTTGAAGTAGAGATAAAAGGGTTTCTAATAAGGCTTGAAACAGGACGCAACAACATACCATTACCAAGATCAACAAGCATCGGAATGAATGGAGTAGTATGACCATTAATATTAACAGATTCAAAAGGAGTTAATGTTATAGAGTCAACTCCCCTTTTAATAGTATCCCTATCTAAATTAACGAGTGCTTGTATAGAGTCTATAAGTTCGGATTTTTTTGTCCATATAGTTAAACTCTGCGGTATTGATATAGTCTTATTTTTTTTCATGGCGGACAGTGCAAATCCTACATGTTTCATATGTAGTGAAGAGACCACAGCAACAATTAAGGTTAACTCAGAACCTGTAACACCATTCAGCTGAACCGATGGATGTATACCAACATCATTTCTCCAGCTGATAGCACCTTCAACAGCAATTGAAAAAAAATGATTATCAAGCTCAGGAAGAGCATCGTAACCCATCATTACCCCATTACCTGAGTCCCACGGAAAAACAAGATTTCCCATTAACTCATCAACATCATCTAAATGGTATTTTTTAAATTCTTTTTTTGAATCTTGAAGGAAATAAGCACCCGGCATGTTCATTTCAGTTAATGGATCATCATACTCCCCAATATGCCATCCATTTAGATAAGACCCCAAGCTGTTACTTATATTTTGCTCCATTCCTGAAAGAAGATTAAACTCAAGATTATCCATGAATTGGTTACCAGAATACTCAGCTACTCTGATAACAATCTTTGAACCTTTTATTTCTGCAGAAACAAATCCAGCATTCAACATGTCATACGTTCTATTAAGTAACACAGACCGGCCAAATTTATGTAAAAGGCTTGTTGCAAAAATCCTTGTCTCTTCTGTGCTTTCTTTTATTGGAAATCCGCTAGTCTTAACAGGAACATAAAGATGCTCCAGTGCTAAATTCCATCCAAGTTTTAATATTTCGAAATCAGGAATAGATAGTGAATACTTATTTGGAAGAATATCTCTAAATACTGACCAATAGTCAAGAATACGCATTGTTTCCGTAAACAAAATAAACTTATTTAAATCATCCTTAGGAAGTGCAGATAGAGCACCATCCAACTCATTTTTGGACAAGTCTAATATTTTATTCTTCATGAATTCCTTTTCAATTTAAACAACTAATTAATTATGTATGATGATTTATATAACAATTGTATAAAATATGTGACAATAAAATTATCATGCCTTGTTTTATTTACTCAATGTACACATATAACACCTCCCTCATCAACTACTTGAAATACTGTAGCATCTTAATTTACTCTACCCTCACTAAATTTTCAGCTTCATATTCTACCAAGTTATGCATTATTTTTTTAAGTTCAATAACCGGAAGAGCTTCTAAGTGGCGACCTTTCAAAACCAATCTCAGTTTCTTTGAAACCTCCCGAGATAGGCCATCTTTATTAGTTACTTGAGGCAGGTATTCTTTCAAGGCATCTAAAAGACATATTCTTATCTTTGAATTACTACCGTAGCTTCGCTCTAAAACATCAAAAAATATTTGCTGCTGAGAAAGCAGGATTCCGGTGTAAATTGCACGATCACTGTCTTGAAAAATTTCGTATTCTTTCTTGCCTTTGCCTTCCCAAGGAGCAACAGTAAGATGAGCGGCCCACCACAATCTAGAGATGGAATTACGTCTAAGTGCGCCTAATCCAGCCCCCTTCTTTTCAAACCAATGCTCTAAAACATAGTTAGTGCTACCAATAGCAGTCCAACGCTTTCGGCAATACTCCCAAAAAACTGTATGAGTTAACGTAACCCATAACCGAAGATCAGCTGCCTGAGTTCTATTTAGTGCGCCTAAAAACTCATAAACCTTAATTGCGTTTTCAGCATCATTTAACTCTTCCCCTCTTGTTCCATACACTTCTAGGATAGGAGCTGGTTCACTTACCTTCATAGTAGTAGGGAGCAATATTTTACCTTCTAACCCCTGATAGGATTCATCATTTTGATAAATTGACACTCCCCCATCCCTTTCTAGAGCATCCTTCATCTCACTTAGTATTTTAGAAGATATAATTTCAAGCGGCTTCATTAACTACTCCTCTTATCTAATTCTTTATTCACTTCAGTAAAAGCTCTCTGAAGAGGATTAGATAAAATTTCCTGGGCAGACATCAACGGATTATCTAGGCTTAAATCCAGACGATTAACTATCTCTTCTAACCGATCAGTCCACGTACTTCCTGTACCATGTTCTTCTAAATAATAAAGAGCTCCGACTAAGACAGGCAACACAATCGAGGTATGTAAAGTAGTTGAAACCCGGTCCCTTATTGCTGCATATTCAGACCAATCTATTTTAGAAAGAGTAACTATTATAAGGTCATCATCGTAACTGCATTCAAATGGCCCTATGTCATTTTCGCCTTCTACAATTTTCACCAAAGATGCCACTGGAGCCTTTAAAGCATCAAAGTCTTTTTCGGCTAGAAAAGAGTATGAGGGAGCAATAGCTATAAGCTCGCCAGAGTTAATATTGAAAGTTGCCCCTTCGTAATCAGAATGCATTCCTTCGGGAGCGTAGCCTTCAACTGGCTTCAAAGCTACAACACTAATTTCAATTACAACTTTCCCAATAAAATCTGGCCCATCAAATTTATGTTCCCAATGAACATCTGTTGATATAAACGCTTCTCTGTAATATGTTCTTGGGCAATTTACACGAATGAGCCAGGCTGCATCCCCCGACTTTATTAAGGCATCAATTTGCTCATGCTTTGCCTCTAGCTCTGTAATTTGTAAGCTAATAGCCTCATCAAAAATATTGCATGTAATCGTAGGAAGAATTAACTCTTCCCCAGAAGAGATATCATCTCCATTCCCTAAAACCGGATGAGGGTAAGACATTCCACTTTGAATCA